CCCTACCCATGTAGCACCGCCGCCCTCATAATTTCCGCTAAGAGGGTTATACGCCCCCGCTGCAAAACTGTAGCCAGGGTTTCCTGTTGGTGATCCAGTGTTAATCATTAAACACCTCCTAACAATTGTTCTTGATTGACTTTCGGCCCTTGCGGTACTCGGTCAGTAGTGTGTACAGCGTGGAACAGGGTCGATAATGCGCCAGCCAAAAGTGGGTTAGTATTTGCACCAATCTTGCCTAGCAATCCATCGAGCGATTGAGCCCCGCCCCAGTTGGTTGCGGCTGCGTTGTCTGGGTCCGCTGCAAAGTTCCGACTGAGTGCGCCGAACTGTTGTTGTGTTAGATGCCCTTCCTCGAAGGCTTTAGTGGCTAGTGCCTGGTTGGTGGTTTGTCCTGCCTGAAATACAACCGGATCATTCACAGATTCCGAAACCTGCGAACGTTCAAATTCAGGGACTTGAGTATTAAACATCCCCTCAAGGTTGCGCTCTGGATGTAACAACCGGGCCTGCATACCCCCCATATCAGTCGGTAGCCCTAGGATTGCGTTCTGCACCTGCTGTTGGCCACCTAATAGCGCCTCTTGAGCAAAGTAGTTGCCCCTGCCCGTGGTATCGATCTGCTGTCGCGTTGATAAACCTTGAGTGTCAAAAGCGCCCTGTGCGCCGATTTCTCGGTTACGCTGCGCCGAATCAAATAGAGGCACGGCATCCTCACGGGCTTGCGCTGCCTGCTCTCTAATGAAGGCTTGGTTCGCTGCGTTCTGGTCCTCTTGGGCGTCTAGCGCATCGCCTGCGCTCTTGTTTGCCACTGCTCCACCTACAACGGCGGACGCAGCAATAGCTGTTGCTACTCCTGTCATAACTTAGCCTCTTGCTCTGTTGTTTCATCCGTCAATTTCAGTTCAGCGAATGACATTACTGTGTGATAGTCGAGATAGTCTTCTTCGGGCATTTCTGGAGATGAGCAAAAGGTAATCCATCGGGTATCTTCGTGCGCGTAGCCTGCCCGCTTTTTACCCCTAGTGCCTTTGAATACATGGAAGCCCTGCATTCTCTTTTTGCCATCGTCGCCAGACACTGTGATATCGCCGCTTATCATTACGTCAAAATGATCTTCTTTGTAGATTCTGCCAGTTAAGATTGTGCCTGCGGGTATGGTTATTTCCCGCGCATAAATTCCGCCCGTGTGCTGGTGAGTCACAGGGATTTCTACCTGTGGGTGCTTCATAAACTCACGCTCTAATCTCTCGATATTTTCCCGAGTAGACTGGAGAGACATAACCCCAGATACACCGTCGATCAAGGCGTCTAATTCCACTGACTGGCTAAAGGCTTGGTTCATTAAATTACATCCCATGTATTTGTCGCGATGTACCTGAATTGGGTTTCAACATGCTGCGCCCACGTTGGGACTGTGCCGTTGATAGTTAGCCCGGTGGTGGTGAGTACTAGCGTTCCTGTTCCTGCCTGCCTGATCGTCAATACATCGCCCGCCGCATAGGTTCCCGTGGGAATTGTTACCGCAGGATTTGCGCCAGTCAGCCGCTTGGCTAGGTTCGCATCGCCTACCAGCATTGTGTAAGTGGTGGCGGATTCTGTGGAGATTACGGGAGGGCTGTAGCCTGTAACTTGGCTGGCCAGTATTGCCAGTGCAGCTTCGTGCTGAGTGACTGAAGATTCAGATATTCGCGCATTGGCAAAAACACCACTGATAATCTGAGCCGTGGTGATCGTTGCAAATTCATTAGCCAAATCAACTTGGTCTGCAATGCTGCCACCGATACCACCCCAGGTTGCCGAACTTACAGAAAGTTGCTTCCATCCCTTCTTCTTATCACCGCCGATACTCGCCAACATTTTGCGGTACGAGATAAGCCCCGCGCCTGCTCCCTCGTCGATGTAAAGAGACAAATAAGGTGCAGGTACGGAGCCCTCTGGAGATCCAGTGCCAACAATAGCCAGCGAGCGGGAAAGGTCGAACATGAAATCCCGATAGAAAGGTGCCATCGTGCCGTCGTCAAGGACGATAGGGAGCGAAGCATTTAAGATGCCCGTCATTATTGCTGCGGCATTATAATGGCGTGAAGGCCCAGCACGGGAGCCTTAACAGGGGCCGAGGTGCTGAACCGGAATACTTCAAAGCGTGACGCTCTGCCATTTCGACGCCATGCGATCCGCCGCTTATACTCGCCCTCTTTACCCATTGCTCGAGCACGAAGCGCGACCCAGGTTTTCCCGCCATCGGTTGAGCGGTCCATAACCACCATCGGGTCGGGTTCCGCTGCATTCCCCACACCGGATTCCATTGTCAATTCGAGGTAGGGGACGGAAAAAGATTTTGTATTGTCCTGAAATGGCTGCGTTGCCACCCGGCGAAATACCCGGTTTGTATATTCGTCCAGGTTGTCAGGGTCCATTAAGCCAATGCGCCCATCAAGGCTGTCAGAAACGTACATACTGCCGTAGCCAGCGACAACAGAGCTCACCCGATAGGCAACATCTATCGTATTCAATGAGGCGTCAATGTAGCGGGATTTTCGTTCGTGCCACTTGCCGGTCGTGGTATCAAATACCAGCGTGGTAGTCGGTAGCGTGAAGCCTACAAAGTAATGACCGCTCTGCGCGTAGGACCATGCAAAAACATCAGCTAGCTGGGCGGCGGTTAAGTCCTCCAGAATGTCATCAATGGCCTGAGTGCTTACCTTTTGCGTGGTGTTGCCCGCGAACGCCCACACCGCCGGGGATTCGTTTTTAGCGTTGCCGATAAAGAGAAAGGTTTCAGAGGTTTTTACAACTGAGTGCGGGGCCGGTGTGCCTTGGTCCAGGAATACACCTGAACGCTGAAAAGGAAAGTCAGCGCCTCCTACATTTGAGAATCCCTCGGCTGTAATCTCGCCAATAATAAAAAGCTGGTTCTTGAACACGATAGGGACTTGTGTGCCGTCAGGGTTTGATTCTGCGGTCCCAAAATCCAGCGCATCATAGGCCAGGCCGTTGTTCGAGGCAGAGATAATAAATTTATTCGCGTCAGTGGTGAACACGAAATAAGTGTCAACAAAAACCACTGCCTGGGGGTTACCGTTGGCCGTAAAGTCAGCATCTGAAATCGTGGTGAGCGCGTCCGGCCCAGTGGTGAAGATGTAGCCATTAACGCCCGGCGCTAATATCATCAACTGAGTGCCATTATCGGACATTGAGACACGACCTGTGCCGCCTATAGTCCCAAGCGCGTCCAGTGTATCGTCAGCATTAAGCCGAACAAGCGCGCTACCATTCACAAAGTAAGGCACACCGTTAAGCGACCACCCTCCCCGGTTGGCATCTGTCAGCTCATCACCTCTTGATACCACCGCTGATATCCCAGGGGTTGGGAACAATACCTCGGGCGCAAGTGCTGGGCCGTCCGGTGCGTGGACATACCAATTCAGGCATTCTTGCGCTGCAAGGGGTAGCACTGGCGATTCATAAAAGCCGGTAGCAAAAGGAAGAGGTACTGGCGTGTCCATCAAGATGCCTCGAATGACGCCTGAGTGACAGTAACCGGCTGCGTGGCTAGGTCATCCTCAACCCACAATTCAAGGTAATCGCCAGGGTTTAACGTAACAACCTGGGATAGCGTGAGGGATGTAGGTGTGCCGGTCAGTGCCGAGCTAACAGAGCCCACTGATACGCCGCTTTTCATCAGCCGGAAAGTGTACGTGCTGTTACCTGTCGCGCTGAAGGTTAGCGATGCAGTGACATCGATTTTTGAGTCGGCACTGTTGGTGAGTGTTCCTTCAATATCACCCCTGAAACCAATCACATTGGCGATGTTCCAGAACCCAGACACCCGGTAAGGGGTGTTTGTTACGCTCATTACTGTAGCGTCAGCGTTACCGGCCAGCGTCATAAACCCACTAGCCAAGTCATCATAAAAATGCGTGGTGTATAGGTAGTCTTCCGAGCCAGAACCTATCGGCAAGGTAGAAGGGTAAGCTGTGGCGATGATAGTCACCCCGAGCTTTTCGAGGGTCTTCATTCCCTCGCGGGCCTGCATGACTAGAGGCTGAGAAATCGTGCCTCCGTAGTCCGGGGCAACTTCAATGGCCATGTTCGCAATGATCCCACGCAATGCTCCGGCGGGGACCGTTACCACATCAGTCAAGCCTGTCACTGGCGTATAGCCTAGGCGTACACCGTCAGCCTCCAGGTCAGCCATGAAGTCATTGAGTGCTGTTAGGTAGTCAGCGTATTCATCAGCTTCCAGTGGCGCGTCAGCGCCCTGTGCGTGGATGCGTTTGAGGCTACGCTGTGCAATGTCTGAGACAGTAACCATTTACGCGGGCTTCCACCCGAGTGCAACAGCTGCCTTGATGTTCTCATCGTAGCCGTTTAACTGTAATTCTGTGCCGTCTTCTTTCACCCAGGTGCGGAGTACTTCAGGGTCTGAACTGATCTCCTTAGCGGGCTTCTTAACTGGTTTCTTAACTGCCACAATACCGTCCTCTTGAATTGTAAAAAAGGCGACTGCAATGTTTCCACTGAGCCGCCTTTCTAGCCGGTTAATCCAGCGGTTTAGCTACCGAACGCTTGCCCAGCCATAAAGGGGTTCAGGCAGGCATACGCTGGCCTGAAGTCGAATCGAACAATCTGCTTGTTTTTCAAAAAATCGACGCCCTTGGATACACGGAACTGCAAACCGTCTTCAGTGGTTGCAACTGTGTCTGTAGACTGGAGCTTCTTCATTGGCACTGAGCCAATACTGTAAGCTGCGTCCTTATGCCAGAACAGTGCAGGCTGTATCAAGGTAGTAGCTGCACCACCGAGAGTCACCACCGCACCGCTCGCAAGAGCCGCTGCAACAGTGTTGTATGCCCCGTCAGATTCAAAAATTCCGGCACCAGAAACAACCAAGTTGCCCGCGCCCGAACCGTTAAGCGTTACCTCTGCAGTCACCGTCCCGCTAAACAAAATTGCCGCGCCAGTCTCATCGACAATTTGCTGTCGAGTCGAAAGGTTAAGACGCTTGGAGCCCGTTACGGTGATAGTCTCACCGGCAGCAACGACCAAGTTCGCTTGGAAGGCGGTTACAGGGAAGGTTTGTTGCATTGAGTCTTTTGCCGCGACATAGGTAGGCGTCGGAGCACCGGATAAAGTACCCGCACGATCGGCACCGGTTCCCGTGGTGTAAGACGCCAGGGTGGTGGCGGTCATTACTTTAATACCAGCAAAATCCTCACTGATAATTGCTTTTCGATGCGCTTCAGAGATCAAAGGATCAACTGAGCCCAAAGATCGCTGCACACCGGCCAGTTTGCGCTGAGTGAAAGAATTCACCGCCATGCACCAGTCCCCATCGGAAGGAACGCCAGACGCCGCCATAATAGCGGGGGCCTCTGCTACGTGGTCCCACGTGCTTATGCTGGTTCCAACAGTCCCGCTCAAAAGGTTGCTGTTGCGCATCATAAAGCCCGCGAAATCGACCTCAAGATCGGTTTTGATACGAGTCGCCAAAGGTGCCAGCAACTGATCGATGCCGCCCATTTTGAGTGCTTCATCAGCTTCAGAGTAGTCCACAAACGCCGTAAAGTAGTCCTGGACTGTTCCCGTGGCTTTTCCTGTAATGATTGAATCAGCGGTTTCGCCGGACACATCACCAGCGGCCGTTCTCACGGACTTGTAATCTGTCGGGCGCTTGAAATCGTAATTTTCGCCGCTGTCAGGGTCAAATCTCCCCTTGAGCAACTGAGTGTTCACGTTCTTACTGAGCGTGCGGTCACTGTCGAATTTTGGAAGGAAGGATTTCGCGAGTTGCCGCGTAAAGTTTGAATCAAAATTGTTAGCCATTGTCGGCCTCCATATGCATTAAATAAGGGGTTTTCTCGGTTCCTGTCGCTGTACAGGTAGGGTCGAGATGCAGCGGAGCCCTTAAAGGTATTTAATGCCGGTCATGGAGACCGTGATTTAGTCTATGCACACATTTTAATAGCGTGTCAACTACTCGTAGGTGTTGCCTTTTCCTCCTTTATCACCCTCTGGCATACCCGACCCACGGATAGGTTGAACAGGGTCTGGTGCGAGGTTTTTGGGTTGCGTCATGTTGCGCGCTGCTTCTTTAATCTCCGTGGATATTTTCACCGCCGCATCCATTGGAGACATGCGCGAAAGCTCATCGAGTACTGTGGGGTTTTTGGATAGGTACACGGTAATGCTTGGGCCGTGGTCTTCTTTTAGAATGTGTGTTGCGACTTCCAGCGTCAGCCCGTAGTTACCCACCACTGCACCCGCTTGCTGTAAGTCGGTGGCATCAATGCCAAGTTTCTTGGATCGATCTGAGTAGTCAACGATGGCCGCTTGGGTTTGCTCTTGCTCTTTAGCCTGCACTGCATCGATTGCGTCCTGCCGGGTTTTCTGCTGTGCCGCCTGGACCGCATCAAACCGAGCCGCCTGGATAATCGTGTTATCCCTTGCCGTCATCTGCTCTGCGAAGTTATCGTCATAGGGGTCGGGCGCTGCAGGTATCTCTGGCCGCGTTTCTTGCGGGATTTGCTTTCTAAGTTGGTCATTTTCTTCTTGGAGCCTTGCTGCTAGTCGTTCAGCCTCGCGGGTCTTGCCTGTCTTCTTATTGATCGCCTCGTCGAATACCTTTTGCTGGTCCTCAGAGAAGCGCACCGGCTCGCGTACCTCTTCACTGGGTTCTTCTGCTGGCGGATCTGTGGGCTCTGGGGTTTCTTCGGAGAGGGTTATACCGCTGGTGATTTCCTCGGCGGGTTCTTCGGTGATTACTTCCTGGGCTGCTTCAGTCATGGTTGTGCTCCTTTGCCGCGAATCAGTCGCGTACCGTTGTTTAGTTTTGTACTACAGGCCGCCCAACTGAATGCCCGCGTGGATAGCAGCACCAGCCGCCGGCGCAATAGGTGCGAACGGAGTCTGTGCAAGCGCGTCAGTCGTGGCGCCACCGAGATTGTAAGAGGTTTGTTCAATGGGTTGATTGACCTGATTGGCACCGTACTGCAGTGCCTGATCCATACTTGAGCCCGCCGCTAGCTGCCCGGCAACACCTGTCAGCCCTAGCACTCCTTTCATGGGCATATCCAGAGACTCTAGCGCCTCCAGAGCGAGGTCTGCGCCACTGGTAAGTCCATCGGATAGCTCGGCGCGTAGTTTCTGCCACACGCCTTGCTTGGCCTGCCTGCGTTCGTGTAATCCTTGCAGTGCGGTAGATGCTTCCCTGGCGTGTGCGGAAATAGATTGGAAATTGTGTCTTGCGGTCTCGGTAGCTGCCAACTCTCTTGGTGTTGGGATGGTTTTATCCATGTAATCTGAGGGCGCGAATGCGGCGGCGGTCGCGGCGGTGGCGGTGGCCCCGACTGCAGTAGCGGCTAGCATTTCTGGGGTTGCCCGCCCTCTTTGCAGGGCAGTAACGTCCCCGTTGCCTGCCTGCAGTAATTGCGCCCTTTCGGGGGTATCGGCATACATACCACGGTTTTCAGGTGCAACAGATGCAGGCCCCGGCGAGTACCCCATATAATCTACGTCGGGCTCGCCTTGGTTCCACCGATTGAACTGCCCTTTGTCCCACCCGCCTGGCATGTACTTGTCGTCCCATGCATTTTTCGCTACGGTCTTGAAACCCATGCGCGAGTAGACCGTGGGCAGTACGGTATCGAAGGCATCGAGCCTCTTCCCGCCCTGCTCTACCGCATGCAACAGGAACGGGTAAGCCACTGCCTTGTGGGGTGAGTCGGCGGTGTTGAATACGGAGACAATATCGTCGCCCTTTAGGGCATAGCCTGCCTTCCCGTCGGGGGTAATAAACTTACGCATCCCGTCGTACTCATCTTTGTCATAGACATAGACGGACGCCCCATAAGGGCTGTCTTGCTTGGACCCAGAGATAGCTTGGTGGAAGGCGGTGCTGTCGGTAGTTTCTAGCAGGTCTGGGGTTGAGATCCCCAGCTTATTAAGTTCCTGGGAGTATTCCCCAGGCATGGAGTAGACTACCCCAGGTTCAATGCCATCGCCTTGGCCTCCTCCAGCGATGTTTCTTTTATCGTAGACAGCAGCGCCTTTTCCGCTGCCGACATGCTGGGCGCGGAGTTCTCCGAAGGCTTCGACGATTGCCCTACTGGCGTCGTCTTTTGTGGCGTTTTCTCCATAGCGGCCAATTATACCAGAGACTGCTTTTAGTACGCCAGGGGCGACCGAGGCATCTGCCTCTTGCGGGGCCATCATCATACCAGCGCCCAGTACGGCACCGCCTGCCATCTCGTACAGCGGGGCCTTGCCGCGTATAAAGTCGGTAACTACCTGGGGCTTTGACTTTTCGTCACGCTTGGCGGTCCTGGCCACTACGTCGTCGAATACCTCCATGAACGGCCGAACGTCTGCAACGCCAGTCCCGGCGCCGACCCAGACAGATGCCTGCCACTGCGCTGGGGTTAGGCCAATCTTATCCGCCAGCCCTGCCTGGAACTCCTCGAGGTACTTGTACTGCGTGTTGGATGGAGACTTCTTATTCTTTAGCTCGCCAGTAATCGCCGCAAAATTATGTGTGTCGATGGTCATCGGGGTCTGGTTGCCCTTCAGATTCTCAGCAAAGCTGGATGTTTTCGGTCTGTTAAGGCTAGAGAAGTGGCCACCGGACTCGAGGTCTTTCAGGAGGTGGTTCTGTGTCTCGTGCGCTAAGTGGCCGTAGCCTTTTGGTAGGTCGGGGTTTTTAAGGCTGGATATCGGCAACCCTTGGACGTCACGCCCGTACAGGTAAGACGACCGCCGGATGTTCATGTCTACCTTGGAGCGTGGTGATGTCGCTGCCACAATATCGATGTATCGCTCGAACCTCTCTGCCCCTTCCACTGGGCCAAGCTCGTCAACGAACTGCTTCCGTAACGGCTCCATGTTGTACCACTCGAGTCCACCTTGGTCCCTGCCTTTCTCCGCGTAGCCCGTCAACTTGTCGGCTGTGGCCTGGTTCAGTAGCGGGTCCAGAGTCTTGGGCCTGCCTCGGGGGGGGTTATAACGCTCGACGGGGGACTGGGCGACATCTGGAACTTTTTCCAATTCGGACAGGTCAAAGCTCCTCGGGTCACCGAACTGGTCTTCGGTTTTACTGATACGCTCCGCATACGAACTACGCAATGCATCGAGACCGGCTTCGAGCTTCTTGCCGACTATCTCAGCTGTCTTTAGGGTTGCTCCCATATTAACCAGTCTCGCTCATATCGCTTAGGACTTTGGCTACACCACTCAAGGTCATATCGTTCTCAATGTCCTGAGCTTCAGCCTCTGCCAGTGCCTTGGCCGCTGCCGCCGCGTTGCCTTTGATGCTACCGATAGCCTCCGCGCGCTTAACTTGGGAGTCCATCCGCTTAGTCTCAGCCTCGAACTGCTTGACCTGTATATCCTGGGACTTGAGCTGTAGATCACCCTGAGCGGTCTGCAGCTTAGTTTGAGCTGTAATGAGGTCGGCCTGCGCTTTCTTGTCCTCGGCCTGTGCCGCGATCATCATCGGGTCTTCTGCCGGTGGCTGATTCTGTGCCGCCATCTGTTGTTCCTGGACCTGCTGTTTCTCTTCGTCGTTCCATTGGTTTTCGGGAATCAAGCCTTCTCTGAATAACTGGTTACGCTTGCGCTCTCCGATTGAACTCATACCCGGTGCAGGTATGTTATTCAGCAAGATATCGCCGCCCAGTTGGATAACACTTGGGTCAACCTTGCCGACTTCAGTTAATGCACGAACGGTCTCATTCTGGCGGTTCTTAAAGCTCGGGCCACTACTGCAGGCGACATCGTACTTGCCCACTGATAGATCGTTAATAGTGACCTCTTCGCCCGTTTGCTGGTCAATAATAACCTCGCCGACGGTCCTCATATTATGCGAGCCGTCTTCGTCCAGTATGCGAACTTGACGACCGGGGCCGTAGATTTCAGGGATAGCCTTAACCAGAATGCGGGCCGTGTGCCTCTGTGCGAGTTCGCGGGCATTACCGTACTTGTTGTTTCCTATCTCGCCCTTATCCTGCAGCTTATCAATAGCCACGCCTGACTGAGAAAACGCCGCCTGTTGTCCCATACCCGCCGAAAACTGACCGGCGCTTTCATTGATGACCGCCTTCATGCCCTCGGAAATAGTACGGAGCCCTGGGTTGATCGCTGCACCCCCGCTTTGTATTGGCGGTCCAGGTAATTCAGGGTCGGGATTAAAAAGTTGCACGGGGTCTGCATTGGTGTTCAATGTCGCCAGCTTTTCCGTGTGGCCCTTAACCTGGGCCGGTGTCATCCAGTATTTAGCGCGCGGAGCGAGTGCGCCTTCCTCGATCTCTCGGGATTGCGCGTAGTTGTAAACACGGCAAGGGTCCATTACTTTTTCGACGGCACCGTAATAAACAATCTTATCGGCAATAATATCGAAGTTAGCGAATACGGGGATAACCGGGAGCCATTCCTCAAAAACAGTCTTTCTTGGATCTGACAGCCAGTCCTCAGTGCTGAACTCACGCGAGTAAACACACCGCTTCATACGCTTCCGCCGCTTGCGTTCTGTAATACCAAGCGCGGTTAATTCATCAACAATTTTCTCGAAATCAGCGTCAACCTCGTAAACATCATTATTGGTCATCAGAACCAATTCGATGGGGACTTCCTTCACATACAGAAACTCACCCACCATCTCTAAATCTTGCCGATAAAAGTACGGGTTAGTAGTCCGGTCTGAGCCCACAGAGCCCTCTGTTTGGCCGGGGTATTTGAGTTTAAACTCTTCGGTGGAAACGCCAGATAATACCCAGGCATAGTCCGCATCTGAGCTGTCAGGTTCTTCAAAGGGCCCAAACCACACGCGGTCCGTAAAGTTGCCAATGCGCTTGATCATTAGGTCTTGATCGAATGAGGTGCCGTCAACGTATTCCTGGACAACGCGCCACCCTGACAGTCCGCCGATTGCCATGCTCCGGCCGGCGCTGTTAAACACCTGGACCGCATCGCTCATCTTCTCGATGTTGCGTACCAGTCCGTCTAAGGTTTCCGCGACCTCTTTGGTTGCATCGTTACCGGCGGGAGATACTTTAATATCAAAATCAGATCGCTCCATTGTCCCGGCTATCTGGTCAATGATCGGGGTAACTTTATCAAAGGTGTAGCGCGGCTTGCCTTCGCTGGACTGCCACTGATCAGACTCCCACTGCCCATCCCGTTTAGTCAGGAACTCTTGCGCCTCTCGGGATTGCTCACGGTTATCATGGTCAGCGTCTTGAGACTTCTTTAGCTGCTCAAGTACCCACGTATGGTTCTCGTTGTTGGGCTTATCGTCCATAGGGGTTAACCTGAAATCCAGCCTTGAGCGTCACCTGTCAGCACGAAACGGTAAAGAATACCGGCGGCGGCGTACATCGATGCGCTAGTGCTTGCGGTATAGGCTCCATCGGGTACGGGTATCCAGGTATCGCTGCCAGGATCAGACCCGCTCAATGATTGCAGTGTTGCCCCGCCAGTACCGATCTCGATATTGAAGCTGCGAATACCGCTTGCACTGGCCTGAAATGGTATGTTGGTGATTATCTTTGCCATGATCTTTTCCTTTGCTATCGCTGTACTAGTCAGCGTTAAATATTTCTGTTGTTACCGCTGTACGCCAAACTGCCCGACGATTGGTGTTATCTCTGCTCTGGCAGCACCGTTTGAGCCTTTGACTTCCAACTGAATGCGGACTAGATGACTCTCTCCCACATCTTTCAGCAAGCTGGTGGCAATACAAAACTGCCCTGGTGAGGGCAGTCCATTCGGCAGGTTTGGCGTAAATCCAGACTTCTAAACTCATGACATCAACTCATCTATTTTGGCTTTACCTGCGGTGTAATCTAGGTCGTAGCGGCGGATGTTGCCTATTAGTGATGGCGACTCTGGAAGCGTCAACAGATCGAGACTGTTTCCACCAAAGGCTCCGATGTAGGTTGCATCGGGGGACGACACCTCGTCATGGTGTGTAGACATAAACCCTGTTGCAGCGTCATACGTTACCGCAACTCTATTGGTCTCACCTTGCGTCCATGCTTTAGCAGCAGTGGCTATATTTACTCCATCGTAAGAGCGTAGGCTGGACGAATACTGTACGTACAGTTGACCTAGTGCGTTGGCGATACTGGTAATCAGACCGAGGCGGTTTTGCTGGACGGCGTAGAACGGAACCCACTCAGCAAAATAAGCCCCCTGCACATCATCATGATTCCCAATGTCATACGCTATAGCTACAGCACTAGTAGTAACGGCACTACCGACTGTGATGATTGGTGCGCTGCCTCTTACTTCTGAAATTGATTTGTCATCGTGGTATTCAGAATTGCCAACAATGATAGTTTGGATGCCACTGTTTGACTTGAAATGCACCCCTGAAGCTGTGCCGTTATTAGAGAACGCACTCGACACCGTCACCGCCGCATGGTCTGAGGTGACAGCTTCAAAATCAGTGGTAGAAACTAGCGATAAATCTACATACCATTTCCCTCTAGAACTCCCTGCTGGGTTTTGTATTAATAGCGTCCCTGACGACACTGCCTTCATGAAAATACGAGGAGTGCTTACTGCGTCAGATACTGTCCCTGTTACGCGTTGAAATATATCATTACCACCTGTCCCTACCACCACGGCACACGCTGTATTCGGTTCGCCTGTTATGCCAACTTCGTCCAATGTAGCTGTAGCTGTACCGCGCATAGTCCAAACCGCATTCGTCAAGTCATTGCTATACGTCAGGTCATTCGTCAACGCTGGAGCGCCGTACAGCTTGGGGTAGGGCGACAATGTAGTTCCAGTACCATCATCGTCGTAAGGAATACCACCAGCCCATCGAGCGCCGTGCCAAGTGGCAGTATTTGCGCTGATAGAAACATAGACGCCATTATTATCTGGAAGCAGGAGTGCGCTAGTCGTAAACGATGGAGTTCCAACACCGAGATATTGCGCCTTTAGCTCATGTGAGCCGCTGCCAGTGAACAGGTTCTGTGAGCCTGCTGCTGCCCAGACTAGGGGATTCGCTCCACCACCTGGGCTAGCCGTTCCCTGAATCGTGCTGATAACCGTGCTTAAAATGGTTGCTCTAACTGTCATCCAGTCCATCCAGAAAAGTTTATTTCTTCAATATCGTTATTCACTTCGATGGGGCGCATTAGCATCATCACCGCGTCACCCATATTTGGGGAGTCAATGCCCATCTTTTCCATGTCAGGCTTCGACATAAGCTGAATACGGCCCGAGCCGTTGTACTTGCGGGGAATCCTGCACAGCTCTGAGCGCAGTGCCTGGAGCTGCTCAATATTTGATGAGAAGCTGATCAGGTTGTCAGGGTTGATAGCCTTCTGCCCTTTCTCAATCGCTAGGTACGTGCGTAACATGCGGTCCCTGAGCATCCAATAGTATTGAGCTCGCTTATTGAGGAAGGTTTCTTTATTGGTTTTAGGGTTCTTAACTTCAGTATTGAGCCGTTCGTATATCTGGTTTGGATTGTCTGCAGCCTCTGATCCCCTGAACGCTTCGACTTCGATCTTCTTGCCGGTGAATGCATCGGATATCTGGCGCTTGAGTCCCATACCCATGCCGTCAGCGTCCCATGTGAACGTGTCAGGCTTCTTGTCGATCGCGAATGAGGTTGCCCAGTCGGTTGCGGTATCGATCCTGCCGGCGTCTGTAGACTGCACATCCTTGACGACTACGCCGTGCATGTAAGCCAGTGCTTTAGCGTCACCGCTGTCTGCCGGGTCGTATGCAACACGTTCCTGGCCTATTGCCTCAAATCCGAGCGTGATGTGTGCGTCAATGCAAGCGTCAAACCATTCGGGCTCGATGATCGCGTTGTCTACCGTGTCGGAGTATTTCCCTTCCCAAATGTGATCGTATTCAGCCCTTGGCAAGTTAGCGAGATCGTCTAATCGCTCCTGCTCTAGCTCCGGTGGGAACCAGGGGTTGTCACGCCAATTCACCTCAACCACCATCATGAGATCGTCCTCATAGAATCCGGTCTTAGCCAGTGATGCTTCAGCCCGCTTGAGATACTTCTTGCTGATTGCGTCCTTGGAGCTGCCACGGTTCATGGTGATCCAGATTTCAGGAGGCTCGACGCCATTAATATCAATGATGTTGTCTTTGGCAGACTTACGGATAGAGGGTGTTAGGATCTTGAGCGACTTCGCGCTGACCGATTCCCCTTCCTCAATCCACAGCTTTTTCACGCCGTGAATGGATTTGAGTGAGGTGATGTTCCGCGCCAATCCTTTGTAGAATAATTCCCCGCCTGAGTGAGCCCTGATCTCTTTAGCCATCACTGTGAAGTTACCGTCAACCTTGAGCCGCTCAATCTCTTCCTTTAGCGCCTCGTGTACCGAGTCTTCGATACTGTTCTGGAATTCCCTGGTGCAGCAGATCCGCTCACCGCAATCCGCAAACATCAACATGAAATCGCCCACGGCTGTGGACTTCTGACTGCCGCGGCCACCGACTGCGATCTTGACCCGCTTGGGCTTAGACAGTAGCCATGTCAGCTTCTCAGTCGCTTGTAGGTCTACGGCTACGCTACTCACTGGTAACTCCGGTGACGGACCAACTGTGCTTAACCGTTACATCGCCCGTGAGGGCTAGCTTGCTGCCTTCCTTGCGGTCTATAACCTTGTGCGCCGTATTGGAGTCGCCGTCTTCAAGTAAGTCGAGAATGACTCCACGCGCTTTCATAACCGGGTTTTGCTTGAGGGTTTCTTTTCGCTCCGAAAACTCTGGGTTGTTCGATGCGTACAGGTACATGGTCGATGGCGCTACGTCAGCATAAAGACAAGCCTCGACGTCTGTGCACCCCATGAGAAATGCCTGCTCCAGTTTTTGGAGGCGGTCTTTGGTGATTGATGTAGGTCTGCCGCCAGCCATCTAGTGGCTTCGGACAAAAAAACGCGCCCCGAGGGACGCAAGAGTGGGTATACACATTTTGAACATTTAGCGTGTCTCACGACAAGGCCGGTCTTTAGTCTATGCACAAATTAAAGGGGTGTGTCTAGGGTTTATCCTAAAGTCTGTAGTGGAGAAACTTTCCCTCGCTTTCCCTCGCTTTCCCTCGCTTTTCCCCTCGCCCCCGCCGTTACTGTGTTTGCCCTGTTTCTCCACTTCCCCCTGCTATCACATTATGGTGGGGGTATGAAATGGCGATTAATCGGGTATTTAATTTGATTAGACGGGTATTTTCCTCGCTGCGAAGTCTCTATTCCTCACTGTATTGTTATCTATCAGATGGGTGTACATAGGGTTCTGGGACTCTCCTGTAAGCACTGATTTTAACTTGCTCGGCAAGGTCATTAATATGCGAGTTATGGACGGCCATTATCAACTTACTCCGAGGCTTTGCCGCGAATACAACAACTTGAGCGGAGTGCCAAAGGTCGTCCATTTCGACCTCGTGGCTCGCTATCGTCGCAATCAATTTCTCATATTCATCTAGTGGTAACGTGACTACCCCCCTACCTATATCCATAATTCACCCCAAGTCTCTATTCCGTAGTGTATTGATCTGATCTTTGCGCGTTCGTTTTATCGGGTCTTTGAATGACCTGTTTTCAGTATAATCTACCTTGTGCACCTTGCCACCCCTGGCCAGAAATTCTGCTACATCCTTGTCGATAGTGATCTGCTCGGCATTCCTAGACTCCACACCATCATGGTGCAGGTAGCACGATGGGCAATTCCAGGTTCTTATGCCCGAATCATCAAAAGGCTTCATCGTCTTCGAGCAGCGATTGCATAGCATTGCGGTCCTTCCTGGGCTCTCGGCCATAGATTAAAATGTACAGGTCTGCTAGTTCTTCAAAGTCGTTGACTCTCCACGCGATATCTTCCTCATGGGTTTCCAGGTAATCCGATAATTGCTTGAGCTCATTGATCGGCAGTTGTAGCGCCTCTGTATCACCCAATGCTTTGACTCTCAATTAGTAGCTCTATGTAATGCTTGGCCTTGCGTAAATCCTCAACACCGCCCTTCTGCTCCCACCGGCACATATATTTAATTACGTTGCCCTCAATGAATCCGATATCGTTGGCCAAAATAAACTCAATCGGCTGGATAGGTAGGTTGTAGTGATCCCCTGCTACCTGGATATTTTTCGCGCTCATTGGTTTTCCTCAGTTGCTTTATTCTCTGGTACAGGTAGATCCATGTACGTCTTTGTAGCCGCTACTAGGACGTCATACCCGCGCGTTGAGATGGCGCAATTGCCTATAGAGTTGTGATAGTCGAGGTATTCTTGCTGGCCCTCGTTGAGTGTATGGGTCTGCCCTGCGCCCTTATGTTCTGCTAAGAAGCATCCAAACGAACCGCGCGGGATAATTATTGCTATGTCGGCCTCGTACTTAACCGCTCCCTGGCTTTTGGCTTTGGCTGATCGTATTGCCCCGGCTCGCCCCTTGCCCTTATACCCTCCATTTTGCGAAACCCTCAAGCCTCGCGTGTGCCGTGGGTAGGCACCACGGAACCAAGTTACAAACGCCTTTTGCTCTGTACCTTCAAGCAATTGTGATAAGCCCCTTTTCTATCCTGCGGTTAATGGTTCTGTGCAGCGCTCTCATAATGCAAAGTAATATTTCCACATCGTCGATGCCATGATCCGTTATGCGTCCATCAATTATTGAGTGGCATGTGTGGCATCCATCGACAAGCCACCAATCCTCAGACTTGATACCGGTTCCCGCCGATTCGCTGGGTAGATGGCAAGGCACGGTTTTCTCTACATCCCAATCGCAAAAAGGGTGAATTTGTAGTGTGCACTCTTGGTGCCTGGATGCTTTGGTTAGCTTACTCACTCGCAAAAGCCTGAAGTCCGTGATCTTCATACACCCGCGAATATCGATTTAATGCGCCCCGGCTAAACCCAAACTTGTCAGCCAGTCTTTGCCAGCTCCATCCATAGTGACGCTTTTCCAGAATCTGCCATATCTGGGCCTGCGTGCAGTGCGTGATAATTGGGCTATCCATTTTTTTCTTTAACCCTAAAAATTAGGCCGCTTTTCGCCAAATTCTCTACAAGCTTCTCTTGGTCGGGGTGAATAAAAATGCGGGAACCAAACTTGAACGCCTTGCACTTGCCGTCTAAAATTAGATAATGGATTGCAGTTGGCGATACACCCATTTTTTTCGCGAGCGCATTTGGTGTGGTGTACATTACTGATGTGTCTATATCTGCCGCTGCGAGGCTGTCCCTAAATTTGCCATTTCGTCGCCTTCTTTTTTTAGCTACTGAAAGTAATTCTTCGTGGTTCATTTTTTATTCCCCTCATAACTATCTGCCTCGTTTGGATTGATTAGGGATATCCCTTGCTTGCTGTACTCGCGGATTATTTCGTCTATGTACTCTGTCGCCTGAGGTTTCTTGAAACCGTCTGCGCTCGTAATATCCATGTGGCCCATCAGAAATAATTTATCCTCGTAGCTCATTTTCTTGATTGCGCGGTCGTAGAATTCGCAGAAATCAGGGTCAACAGATTTGAGTATTCCCACGCCGTAATGAAGTTTGCAGAACCTGCGAACGTCTAGGGTTGATTGGTCATCCATTTGGATTGCTATCTGGCCGTACAAGGCATAAATCATTGAGTTTTGATTCTTACTGCGCTTGTCGCGTAGAAATTGCACCGTAGGAGGCTTACCCGCTGCCCTGCGGTTCGTTACCTCGTCATTGAAGTAACCGACAGTGGTATCGTTATCGAGCCTGTACTGCTGCCCTGTTGCTCTCACAACCAGCCCATCCATTCTGCTAACTCAATGGCCAACAGCTTCAGCCATTCCCAAGCTCCGAGGATTGTGACCATCATCACAAAGCTGTCGAGGTCTGGTGCAGTACGCCAGGCTTCGATGATTTCGATCATATCGACGCCATCGCCATCGAATGCCGACTCGGAAGCCTGCCCCAGCTTTTGGTTAGAAACCCTGGAGCCTTGGGCAATTGAACTAGCGGGATATCGAGCGTTTTATATCGCAGTAGCGCCTGACCGTTCCCGCCCTTGGCTGTGGGGTCGATAATTTTGGCGACCTGCTTTTTCTTAACGAATCGCTTTAACATGCTGTAGAGCGTGTTGCGCATGATGTACTCAATCTTTTTGCCGTTTTTGTCGAACTGCTTGCCGTTGTAGTGCAGGTAAATTTCCTTGTTGGTCTTGCTCTCGCATGAAAGATATTTCAGTACGTCCGTGTCTCTGCCGTTGTCTCTCACGCCCAATACCTCTCTAGCTCTGCATCCCGCATTTGCCTTAACTCCATTTCTGCTTGGGTTTTGTTGTTTGGATTACTGTGCTCGGCGATTACGCGCATTTGAGCCACGCGCTTTACAAAAATCTGCTCTTCAAGTCTCAGCTTGCCAGCTTGATTTCTTGGCTTGAATCTTTTTGGCGCTGGGGTGTAGTCTTGGCTAATGAGTTTAGATATCGCTGCATTGCCTGCATCTCTCGATTGCGGTCTCATCGTAGCGACTTGATTTCAGAAATATTCTGCATACCAGAGCGCGGCCCGTTTAGCTCTGCCGGTTTATTGCCCAACTGCTCCCCCTCAAACGCGAATGCCTGCCGAGCAATGTAGGATCGCTTTCTTCCGTCACGCTGCGGATAGGTCTCACGGTCTGCTTGATATTTACCAGTCCCGTCGATCAATGGGTTGTTATCAAAATCTATTGCGGCCTTGGCTTTCGCTTGAGACCTGTCGCCAATGATTTGATATTGCATGTCTGCCAGTGAGGGGAAGAACCTACCGCGCTGTGGGTCGCCTCTGTGTGTCTGTGCGGCCTCCATGAATTTCGGGTATTCCCAGTCAGCGTAATCACTCATCATCAATTCGAGCAATGGATTGCTGATTTCACGGTTGTAAGCTAAACAAAGAAAATTTGCTGCCTTGGCGATTTCTTGCTGATTCATACTGCCCCCTGGAGCCACCGTTCAGTGACATTGATATTTTTATCGACTTTGAGACTTGACCCTGACATTTGAACTTTACTAATAAACGATTCGAGTTTTTCCCCAGACCTGCAAATCAATTCGATATCGTTGAATGGGGTTTGCCTGTCGTTGTGGCCCATGCTCCAAGAGTCAGCGCGGCAATTATCAATCGCGGTTTTTATCTGATCTTCGCTGTAAATCTTCAACCTGGCTTTGATCGCCTTGCCGCGCTTTGGAGTGAGCTTTGTGGTCTCGGTGTTTTTATCCATAACCCCAACCCAGTAATCAAAAATGCGGGTAGCGGGGTCAGGTTTAGCTGACAGTGTTTTATCTTTTAACTGGTTAATGGTTATTGGTTCTTGGTTCTTGGTTTGTTGCTCACGTGTGGTACATGTGTTCAACGCCTGTTCAACACCTGTTAAATTATGCTCAATTGCAGCCTCTTTTTTCTTCCGCCTGGAATCCGCTGAAGCCTTGCCAGCTCTAGCCTTCGCGCTACTATTGGAGTGATACTTTTCGATCTCGGAATCACATCGGTCATGCCGGTAAACACCATCTGCTAAGTAGAAAAACTCTGAAAGCACGTACTCAACAGCCGCTTTTTCGTCATCAGTGACCGCGCGAAGGCGCCTAAATAAAACAGGGAGAACACTTGTTAACGGCTGTTCGGTGTCGTAGTAGAGTTCTATTGAGTCTCTGTACAACACACGTTCAACATGTGTTAAATGTCGCGTGGCGTTGTTGAAGTCTTTGATGTTGTGCTGGTAGTAGTGCATTAGTAGTCAGCCAAGGCTTTTCGTTTTGAGAAAATCCCCCGGCAATCTGGGTTGCGCTCCTCGATCAGTCTTGAGTAGAACGGCTGATAATTGTTGTTGAGCTTGAACGGCTCGCCCTGCGTTGCCAGCATTCGATTCCACCGGAGTACGTTGAAAAGCATGGCGATACCGAGCCTTTTACGCCCACTTTCTTTCCCTTCCCGTGTTAGATCGACAAGGCTTCTGTAAACATGCGGATTATCAGAGTGGAATTGCTCAAAACCTTCTAATAAATTCGTTGGTACTTGGCCCCAATCAATCTCGCGCTGGTTCATTCCGTGATCCCTATCGTTTATTTTTGGTACAAAAAAACCACCTTGCGATGGTTAAGCTGCTTTCTTGCTTGTAAGTAGCGAGACAAAATCAAGCTCATGGCCGCTGGCATCAATTAGCCTTAAAGCCAATTTACGTGAGGGCGTTCGATCCCCTCGGGCTATCTGGCAAAAATACTCATAAGTAGTCCCCGCCTTTTTCGCTATGCTTTCAGCTTTTTTTCTACCGTAGCAGTCTCTAAATGCCTGTGCGTCCATTACCTACTCCTTGTATTGTTAATACATAATAGAGCAATATGCGCTATTGTACAAGAAAGCAATTTGCGTATTCCAAAATATTGCGCTATAACTTAGTGTATGCGGATGAATAACGCTGAATTTAGGCGGCTACACCTCATTGAAGCTATAAAACTGAGTGGGACGGCCGAAGAACTAGGAAAGACCACAGGCATCAACCCCCAGTACCTCTCGTCGATTAAACGCGGGGCCAGGGATATGGGCAAGAAATCTGCGCAGGCGATTGAAAAGGCAGTAGGATGGCCATCTGGGACGATGGATTTACCTCTTGGGGAAAAGGCTACTAATATAGAGCTGGCCTATCTAATAAAGACGGCCCCTGAAAATGTACTAATACGAGGGGTTATTGGTGCGTTCCCTGAACTTTCGGCGGATGGGATAAAGAAACTAACGGTTGCTCTAATGTCCCATCTAACTGAAAAGTAAGCGATTTTATTAGCGCCTTTTTATCCTCTAAAGATAGACCCTCGACTAAGTTTTCTATTTCAACCCCCACCATCTGAATATCCTCTTAAAATGAATCTCCTTATAACACCCTGATCTTACCACCGCGCCGACCCCCTTTGTCCACCTTACGCTCCCTACATTAAGAAATGTTAATCCTACTTTTTGACTAGTGTCGCCTCGCGCTACATGTGCAAATATACATATAATTAAATAGCGCAAATTGCTTGCCTTATACAATTTGCTCGACTATTATTATCCCAAGCTAAACGCAAGGGAGCCACTATGAACGCACTAGATAAATCAAACCTGATCAAAGGCGCGGCAATGCCAGCGGGCTACATGGCACTCGTAGCAGCCAGCAAGGTTGAGACAGTGACCGACGCAGACTATGCACCCCTTCCCCACGTTGCCCGGCGCCCATATAAATCACCTGTAGGCGAGTACGTCACACACTCAGAGCTTGAGCTGTTATTCGACTACGACTACCAGCCGTTTGAGCCTGCGGATCAGGAATATCCGGGCGCTAATGAGGCGGTAACGATCACCGGCATCTACTTTCGCGAAATTGATTTGTTGAGCGAATACACGGCCCGCGAGATTGAAGAGTTTGAATCTCAGATACTTGAGCAGCACTCATGAACACGCCAATCGAAATGCGCGATATGAAGCACCGCCGATTCGACGATAAGCCAGAGCTTTTAACACTCGCTGCAATGGTCATCACTAGGCTGTCGTGGATTGTGGGGTCTGTAGTGCTTCTTATCCTTGTGAGTTTGGGAGTGCCTGAATTTATTGAATTAGTTTTAACGCTTACTGGGAGAGGGATATGAATAAGACAAAAACGCAAACGATATACCTGCTTGCTCGCTGCCGTGAAGGAGCATCAAAAATCTCATACTCGGCGAGTGATCTGGATATGAGCACCCTTGATGAGTACACGGTTATCGACCAAAAGGAAATCACCTTCGACCTGCCAGACGAAAGCACCTTTTTACCTGTGGTGATCGCGGGCTTGGAAAAGAAGCGCGATGCGATGCGGGCTACAGCAAGCGCCGCAATTGGCGAAGTAGAAAATCAAATCCAAAGCCTGTTGGCGATCCCTAACCTTCAGTAAAACGTTAGCCCTTAAACACCCAATCTAGCTGCAAGCGCAGCCACGGAGAAGACAATGACAGAACTAGTATTCGAGCCATCAAAGACAACTCACTGGAAGAATCTTTTCCCCTCAAAGATGATGCTCCTGGGTTCCCAGAATCTTAAAGAGGGTGAAGAGTTAATCGCGAAGATAATAGCCGTCGAGATACAGGAAATAAAAAACACTAGCGGCAAAAGTGAACTCGTCCCGGTTGCTCAATTTGAAAATGCTCCTCCAATGGTTTTGAACATCACCAACACTAGGACAATAGCGAGCCTGTACGGTGAACGCTACGACCGCTGGGTAGGCGAAAGTATTCAGGTGTACGCGACTCTGGTAAAGGCTTTCGGCGTTGAACAGATGGCCCTGAGAGTCAGGGAGGCTAGGCCAGACATTGGCGAGGATACAACAGACCTAGAACACGCTTTAAGGTCTTGTACAGCGATACAGGACTTGCAGGCGGTGTTTATGGCAATACCAAAACACCTGAAGCCATCCCTGGTGTCAGTCAAAGATGAGATGAAGGAGCAAATCAATGCAGCGGGTTGATATTGAGCAAGGTTCTTACGAGTGGCATTGCATGAGGCAAGGGCTGGTCACCGGGACAACTCTGAAAAGCGCACTGGGTACGCCCAAGGTTCAAGAAACGCTCACGTACAAAGTTATATCTGAGCGTATGACCGAGCCGCAAATCGAAGATATCAACTCGGCTGCGGTATCAAGAGGGAACGAGCTTGAGCCGATTGCGCGGAGGGTTGTCGCCATTGAAACCGGCATCAATTTTATTGAAACAGGGATGCTTGTTAGCGATTCAATACTCGGGTTTGGATTCTCTCCTGATGCCATCGTTGAGGAAGGCGGCAAGGTCATCGGAGGGTTAGAGATTAAATGCCCAGGCAGCAAAAAGCATATCGAGTACCTAATGGGCGGTATCTTACCAAAGGAATACGCAGACCAAGTAAAAGCGCCGTTTCTTATGTCGGACGATATCGAATTCTGGTACTTCGCCAGCTACGACGATAGGAATTACGAGAAGCCGCTTTTCCTGCTCCGCCTGACTAGAAGTAGTTTTCCTGATATCGAGGCAGACCGAGAAAAGCTGAAGAAATTTATTAGCACCGCAAATGAAAAACACGCAAATCTAACTTTTTAGGGGAACACAATGAGCGATTACGACAACACGAATAAAGGGCAAGTCTGGGGCAATGACAAAAAGGAAACCGCCAATCATCCAGACTTCAAAGGATCGATCAATATTGAGGGCAAGGAGTACTGGCTGTCAGGCTGGAAGCGCGACCCGAACGGCAACCCCAAAGCCCCTGCCATGCGGCTGAGTGCGCAAGCTAAAGACCAAGCCCACAACCGGGGTATGGAGCAAGCACAGCAAGCAGCGGCTAAACAGCAAGCGCCTAGTCAGTCTGCACCGTCTGGCGACTTCGGTGATTTCAGCGACGATATTCCTTTTTGATATGACATACAACAGCGTGTACATACCTAAAGTCTCGGACTTCGATCACTTG